GAAATCAAAGCTCTTAAAAAAGATGCTGATTTTGACAAAAAGGAAGAAGAGGAAGAAGAGGAATTAGAAGAATCAGTAGTTAACGAAAAATTAGCAAAAGGATTAAAGCCTCTATTAACTATAGGTTTAACTATTACTAAGAAGACTGGTGAGGAAGCATTATTAAAACTTTCTGATGACTTTGACGCTTTAGGCGATGAAGATGCTGATAATATAGGAAGCCACTTAAATATGGCTATTGAATTAATGCAAGATGGTTATCCTGGAGATGCTACTAAAAAATTAAAGCAATTCAATAAAGCTTGCAAGGATGTTCTTGCTGGAAAAAAAGTTGGTTCAGCTTTTGAATCAGTTACTGAATCTTCTATCTTAGAAGCAAAGGAAATTAAATCTGATGCTGAATTTGATAAATATGCAGATGAGATGTTAAAAAAAGCGCATCCAGACGATTTTGACGAAAAGATCGCAAAGAAAGTTAAGGATGGTCTTAAAAAGAAATACGGAGATGATTATGGAGCTGCAGTTGGAGCTTTATCTTCAGGGTTCGGAGGATAAACTAAACTAAACAGATAATAAATATAATCACGCGTAGATATGAAAAACAATTACATGAATTTTGAAGTATTCAATGAATACCAATCAATTATAGAAAAACGAAAAAACGAATTTGATTCTTACGAGCCAATTAACGAAGCTTTTGATTCTTCTATACTTAGACAACTATCTAGTCAAGAAAGTGGTAGTAGATGGACAAACAAATTTGCTAAAGACTTCTTCAAATTTTCTAACATTAAACTAGATAAAATTACTAACGAAGATTTTATTCAGATTAGCCCAGCTGAATGGTGGTCTCAAGGATATTCAAAGAACAATCAAGCTATTGGATTCTTTGTAGATGATAATCCTGAATTATTCAAATCTTGGGATACAAGATTACAGCAAAGAATGGATAATGAAGGTAAGAAATTAAAATTAAATAAAATTCTTAAGAATGCACAAGGTGTTGGACTTGTATTAACAATCATGAGAGGTAAGGTTGGTATGTGGTACGGATTCGAACAAGATGCTGGAACTAGTGGTTATCGTAGATATAAAAAATCACCAGATCAACGATATGGTGTTCTTGCCGATCAATGGAGAACTGATTCTTCATATCGTTATGAAGGTGTTCCTTCACCAGATGCAAAAATAACTAGAAAGAATCTTGAATTAGTTGCAACTAAAGTATATGTTCTTGATATGAGTGCATTAGAATCTAAATATAGTAATTCAGAACTACAAACTGCAAGAGCCGAAGCTAAATCAGGAGCTGCAGCATTTACTACACCAGAACAAGTTAAAAAGGATAATCAAAGAAGATACGAACAAGCACTACAAGATAAAACAACACCAGATCAATTATGGAAAGATATCAGTGGTGCATTAACTAAGTATATGAATTGGTTTCAAACTAAGCTTACCGATATTACTCCAAAAAATGCTAAAGATCTTAATACAAAAGTAAAATTTGGAGGTTGGGGACAAGAGAGTTTAATTAGACCAATCAATCAAATGCTTAGAACTATTGAAGATATGTCTAGAGAATATGACTATGCAATGAGAGATATGGAAGCTGCAGAAAAATACGCTGAAAAGATTAAGGATTCTGATGATGATCAGAAAAAACTTCAATACGAAGCAGAAGTAAGTTATTATTCAAAATCAATGGATCGATATAACACAAAGGCAATGGGTTATAGAAAAGAAATTACTCAATATGTTGCTGATGTTGATGCAATCGTAAAAGGATAAAATAATACAATATAATGGGTTTTTATAACTACTCGCAATTTGTTTCAGAAAGTGCTATCAATCAATTTTTATTTGAGGGTGGTTCTTTTGGACATATGGCTCATCCATACGATGATGTTAATTTAACATTCAGCGAAATCAAAGATTTAATTTCAGATGCACTTCAAGGAGGCTTAAATAAAGAGGTTGTTACAACTGAAAAATTAGATGGCCAAGCAATCGCAGTATCATGGAAAGATGGTAGATTGATTGCATCTAGAAACAAAGGCGATCGAAAGAACTTTGGTGCTGCAGGTTTAACTATACAAGATGTAATAACTAAATTTGAAGGTCGTGGAGATCTAGCAGATGCCTTTACTTTTGCAATGCAAGATCTAGAATCTGCAATATCTAAGATTAACCCAAAGGAACGAGAGAAAATTTTCGGAGAGGGAAAGCGTTTTATGCATTTAGAATTGATTTATCCAAAAACATCGAATGTAATAAATTATGATACACCTAAATTGATATTCCATAATACAACAGAATATGATGAAGCTGGTAACGCAGTAGGTGAAGATAAGTCAAATGCATCTACGTTAACAAAACTTATTAAGGATGTTAATGCAGACGTTCAAAAGAATTTTCAAATAGATCCTCCAAAGGCTGTTGAATTTTCTAAGAATATAAATTATGAATCGGATCGAGCTAGTTTTTATACAGAATTATCAAAAATTCAAAAATCTACAGGTCTTAAAGATAATCAATCGATAAAAGATTATATTAGAAAACAATACGCCGAAACAATCGAAGGTATGGCTTCTAAGTATGGTTATGATTTAGCACCTAATATATTAGAAGGTTTAATAAATAGATTCGCATTTCAAGATAAAAGTTTTAGAATTCCTGATATTAAAAAGGCAATAACTAATAAAGATTTTTTGAAATGGACATTAGATTTTGCTAAAGAAAAAAACGTAGCAAATTATTACAAACAAATTATTTCACCATTTGAAAATCTTTTCTTGAGATTAGGTGTGAGAGTTATACAATTAGCTACTGGATTCTTAGCATTGAATCCTGATAAAGTAGTTAAAGATATTAAAACTGAATTAGAATCTGGAATTAAAAATCTTAGATCTTCCGGAAGTGAAGCTGCAAAAGCTAAATTAGAGGCTCAATTAAAAAAATTACAAGCTATTGGAGGATTTGATGCAGTATTACCTTCAGAAGGAATAGTATTTCAACATAAAGGAAAGACTTATAAACTTACTGGAGCATTCGCCCCGGTTAATCAGATTCTTGGAATTCTTAGATACGGCTAATATATAATTATATGAAATGGATAGGCCAACACATAGTAGATTTAATTACTAGACTTCGTTCCGATGTATATCTTGACGATATAAAGCATACAAATAACCCTACTAAAGTTTTAACGTTAAATGATAATAATAAGATAACGTTTAGAACACCACATGAAATAGATTCTATTAATAGCATTGGTGCAACTGGTCTTACTGGTAATACTGGTTTAACTGGATCTACTGGAATGACTGGCTTAACAGGTCTTACTGGCATGACTGGTATCCAAGGAGCTATTGGTAAAACTGGATCTACTGGTCTTACTGGTATCCAAGGAGCTATTGGTAAAACTGGATCTACTGGTCTTACTGGTATCCAAGGAGCTATTGGTAAAACTGGAATGACAGGTCTTACTGGTTTATCTGGAATGAGCGGCCAAACAGGATTAACAGGATTAACTGGATTAACTGGAATGAGTGGATCTACTGGATCTACTGGAATACAAGGACCTGCTGGACCTGCCGGCCAAGATAAACCAGCCCAAGTAGAATTAGTTAATAATTCGTTTACTATACCAGCAATGAATAAAGATTTACATTATATCGGAGAAGGTGCGGTATCTAGAGTTTATAAAGGTTGGTCTGGGAGTTCATGGGATAGTACATGGGATTTATCTACCCTTGCTTTACTTCAAACATCATGTACTACTTCTAGAGTTTATAATATCATTAAAGGTCAAACAACATTCTCAATATGTGGAACCGGATATACAGGAGTAAGAGGTTCAAAAATAAGAATAACAGTTTCTTTTGGAGATTGTTCTTTAGCTGGAGCAAGAAACTGGCCAAGTTGGACAACGTTAGGGTCTATTGAAGGAACTGCAAATGATAATGGTTCTATTTGCTTTAATGGTACTTTCGTAACACCTACGATTCCTGCAGTGAAAATCACATGTAATCAAAAATTTATAGTATCATTTACTAGCTTTGATGGTGAAGATCGAATATCAGGACAATTTTCTTATAGAATTCTACAATCAATACCTTAATATATAAAACATGCAAACAGAAACTCGTTATATACAAGTAACATCAATACCAAATATTGATACAGAACTTATTACTCCTGCAATGTTAGATTTACCAAATTTCCTTTTAGAGAATATAAATTTAGTAAATTCGTTAACAGAAAAAGGTAATACGATAGATCTATATTCAATAGATAGAAGTCAGCGAAGTAACCCAGAATCACCTAAGTTTTATATTCTTAAAGAACTTAGGTTACCAGTTGGTGCTACTTTAGTTTTAAGCGAAACCGACTTTCCAGCATTCAATGATAATTCTCGAATATGGTATCTTCATATAAATAGCGATTTAGAACCACAAGGAACTATAGATGCAGATATAACATTTACTATAAATGAATCTATTTGATATATGTGTCATATAATTATATATGGCTATAATACAACAAGAGTTTCAACACGATCCATGGAAAATGCTGGTGGGTTGCATAATGCTTAATCAAACTAATAATAAACAAGTTAGACGAGTAATTTATGATTTTTTCGAGACATATCCAAATCCGCAATCTATAACAGAAGATTCTATACCAGATATAACTGAGAGATTAAGACCTCTAGGTTTCTATAATAGAAGAGCTAGATCTATTCTCAAGTTTAGTCAAGAATATATAAGTAAACAATTCAAACATATCTCTGAATTGTATGGTATTGGTAAATACGCATCAGATTCTTATGAAATCTTCATCAATGGTAATACAAATGTAGAACCTACTGATAAAATTCTTCTTAGGTATTTGAATGGAGAATTCACAGAGCAATGAGATATATAAAGTATAATTAAAAAAACAAAACTAGAATGAAACATATTAAAAGTTACGATGAATACCTTTTAGAATCTGATTCAGCTAAAGCTATCGAAGATAGAGTTAATAAAATCGGTGAAGTACAAGATAAAGCTGGCGATATTCAAAAGGATCTAGATGATAAAACTGGAGATCTGAGTAAAGCTGAAATAAAATCTGCAACAACTACTGATGGTGGTCATGATGACAAATCTAAAGAAATGGATTCTATTAAAAAGGAATTATCTTCAGATAAACCAACAGAACCTGCAAGACAAGGTTACGATGATAGAGAAGATGAGTCTATTGGAGCTAGAGATGGTGCTGAAAAAGATAAGAAACAATCTGATAAAGATAGAAGAGATGATTCTTACGGTAAGTTTGGTAAAAGAGATAGTGAAGATAGAGATGGTCAACATATCGACAAAGCAAACGAATCTAATGAAGAATCAATCGATGAAATGCAAGAGAAACATGATAAATATGATTCTAGATTAACCTCTATGACACTCGGAAAAGTTCTAGATTTCTTAAAGCAAAAAGATCCAGCTGCATATAAAGATATGGAAAAATATCTAGAGACAAATTTTAAGGATATGACTACTACGGATGAAGATAATTTCTTTACCGGAATGACTTCTTAAAAAATGAAATGTCTAAATTATTAGAATTAAAAGATTTATTTATACAGGAAGGCCGAGATCAAACTCTCGGTCTTTTTGATAAATTTGTAGTAATTAAAGAAAAACTTAATGGTACTGGTATATCTTTCATTAGAGAATCAGGTAAATTTAAGTTTTTCAAAACCGCTTCAGGTAAAAATCTTACCGAATTAGATAGAACAATTCATTCTATTTACGAAAACACAATACATCATATACAATCATTACCTGAAGATATTAAAAAATCTTTAGATAATTATAGATTTAATTTAAGATATTTTCCTTCTAACTACGAGAATAGACCTAAGAACGGATTGATATTAGAGGATGTTAGAACTTTAGATAAAAATGGAAAGATATTAAAGTTTGTTGACGATCCAAAAGTATTAGATTATTTAGCTCATTTATTAGAAATTGAACGATCTCCGGTATGTTATCACGGTAGATTAAATAAGAAGCAAAAAAATATCATTGTTGAAGGGATAGATAAACCAGAAAAATTATATGAAAATATGAAAACATTGTTTGGTTATTTCAAAGATATGTCCGATGGATATACAATTAAGTTTTTAGATAAACTAAATGAAGATATATCATTAAAGGTGTTGAATCCAAAAAGTGATATAAAAATTAAAAGGAAATCTAGAACTCCATCTGATACGTATGCATTAGCATTACAAGATATATTAGAATTTGTACAAACTATTAATTTAGATAACTTTGCTATAAAAGGAGAAACTAAGGTACAAAGAGTCTTAAATTTATTATCTGACATATATTCTAAGTATATACAAAAGAACGGTAGCAAATATCAAGATATGACAGATTTAGATGGTCCTGATTTCGCAAAAAATATACCGGAATTCGATGTTAATCTTAAATTTGTTGTAAATAAAAATACAATAAAGTATTTAGAAAAATCTCAAATCAATCAAGAATTATTCAAATTGTTTTTAGGCACATTTACTAAAAAGAAAAAGAATACATCGGTTTTAATAGATGACAATATGCGATTTGAAATAAATAAATTAGTAGATATGATAAGTGATAGAGCAATAGAAACACCAGAAAATAAAGAAACAGTTCCTACATTTGAAGATTATTTTTACAATAAATATCAAAAACGTGCTTTATTAGAATCAGATTACTTTTTGAAAGAAGCTATATTATTAGAAAATGTTTCTAAAGATTTAGTACATAAAGAACCAGGGAAAACACCGGTTAATATCATCGTTGGTAGATTTCAACCACCGACATTAGGACACATTAAATTACTTAGAAAATTAAATGCAGAAAACAGCCTACCTTGTGTAATAGTACAAGTTAGATCTAAATCTAAGGGTAATCTTAAATTTGACGAAAGCTTAATTACAAAAATTTGGATGGATATCATTAAACAGTATTCATTTATAGTATCAGTTGAAGAAGCTCAAACTGGTTTTTTAGTACCAGTTCTCGATGCGTTGCGTTCTAAATATGAACCAGTTTTATGGGGTACAGGAACAGATCGTTATAAAGATTATGTAAGAATGATAAAAAACTATGGACCTGAATGCAATGTTTTAGATGATTTTAGACCGTTCGAAGTTAAACGAGATAGTAAAAATATAAGTGCTACTCAAGTTAGAGATGCAATTGAGGCTGATGATGAAAAATTATTTAAGAAATTAACGCCAAAGGCTGAGCATAGATATTACAAACAATTAAGAACAGAATTGTTACAATCTTAAAGATATATAGATTATAATTAAAAAAATTAAATAAAATGTTAGAATCATTAAACGAAGGAAGACATCAAGTGAAGCGAAAATATGGCGAACATCCTAGAATTAGAATCAATGAAAAGGGTGCAAATGTAAGAGATACAATAATTAACTATGTAGGTAAAAATTATGTAAGAGAACAAGATCTTAATAATTACTTAATTCGTTTAGAGGAAGATAGAGATGGACATTCTAAAATAAACAAAGTTAAATTTTTTAAGAGAAATCAAAAATTTTTTAGTACTTTCGAAAAAAATGGAGAGAAATATATTAGTCTTTCTAAATATGGACAAAGAGTTTTAGAACTTATAAAACAAGATAAAAAAACTCCACCAGCATTAAATGAATCTACATTAAGAAACATTCCATCGTTATCTGAATTTGTATCGGTTAACGAAGCTATTGATGTAGAGGAAGCGTCCTTTAATATGGATAAAATCTTTGGAGACGATCAAGAATCTATTGAGAAGTTTCAAGATATAGAAGATAATGGAGATTGGAAAGATATGGTAAATTATATAGAGGAATGGGGAGATGAGGATAGATTATCTGATTATGGTATCACCTCTGATGCACATGTTAAGAAATTTGCTAAACATATAATGAGAAAGCGATAAAAAAAATAACAATTATGTCAACATTAGGTAAATCACAAAAGAATGAATTAGATGAAATGGATGCAGCTGCAACACCAGCATCCGTTAATGGAATGGGTGATATAAGTTTTCCTGGAAATCCTGGTTCTCAAGATTCTTTTGATACTCAAGAAACTGGTTCCGGTGATATACCTGCAACTAGCTCATTAACAGATAAAGATGATAAAAAGAAAAAGGCAAAAAAGATATATGACTTTCTAAAATATAATGCCTTTGTAGAAGAATCAGTGGTAAATGAAGCACGAGATTCTGTTTACATAAAGCAATTAACTGATACATTTAAGAAATTCAAATTATCTAGAAAATATGAAATAATGATGGATTCTAGTTATGGTGCCGGTGGTAAGATACCAGTAGTAAGACCTAAAGGTGGATTTGGAGATGGTGCGATGATAGACAATGGATTGCGTTTAGATGGAGATGGTAAGATTGTAATTAAGAGTTCTAAAAGCGGAATGCCTATACCAGGTGAAAGCGAATTTACGAACATAGATAACGCAATGGTAGCAGCAACCGAATATGTAGATACTATTGATGAAAATGTTCATAATTTAGGTGAAGAACTCGAAGATGCAAGAATGATGAGAGGTAGTGTTAATTCTCTTAACAAATGGGCCGAGCAAAAAATTAAAGAATCTCATCCTTCATATAATATAAAATCATTTGACGAATTTGAAAATAAAAATTCAGATATATCTTAAGCTGAAACCAACCAACATCTTTTACATATAATAATTAAATTATATGTACAATGAAATTCCTAAAAATTAAAGACGTAAAGACACCTACTCGAGGTACTAGTCAATCAGCTGGTATAGATCTTTACATACCAAACGATTATCCTATAACAGAAGTTAAACCACAGGACTCTATTTTTATTCCATCCGGTCTTAAAATAAATGTTCCTACAAATAATGTTTTAATTGCAATGAATAAAAGCGGAATTGCACTTAAAAAGAATTTACAAGTTGGAGCCTGTGTAATCGATGAAGATTATCAAGGAGAAATCCATATCCATTTAACAAACGTAGGAAATCAATCTACATTTATTGAAGGCGGTGATAAAATAATTCAATGTGTATTGTTACCAGTTAATTATGATATTGTAGAATTAGCAGAATCAGAAGAGGATATGTGGAATGGCGAAAAAACTGAACGTGGTGATGGAGGATTCGGAAGTACTGGAGAAAAATAAATATATGAAAAACACAATAAATAAAGGTGGACCTAAAATAGATATAAAAAACACAACTCCTGTTAAATGCAGCGAATGTGATTCTGAGTATTTTCAACAAGCTACACAATTTAGAAAGGCATCTAGATTACTTACTGGTGCTGCAAAAGATACTATGATTCCAATACCAACTATGCGGTGTGCAGATTGTGGAAATGTTAATGAAGAGTTTAAGATAGAAGAAATATGATATTAGATATAGAAACACGCTTTAATGATTTACGAATCTCCTACTTTGATCATAACGGAGATGTTAAATTAAAGGATTATAAATTAGGAACACTTCAAAATTGGGCAGTCTGCTCAGAAACAGATCCACAAAAAGATGCTAGATATAGAAATTGGGATGGAAAACCAGTTAAAAAAGTTCGTGCTAAATGGCTAAATAAATGGTCAATATACGAGTTTATAAACAACAGCCTAGACATCGAAGAATTATCTGCACTTAATTTTCCTAAAATTTATTCAATTGATATTGAGACTGAGGTTATCGATGGATTCCCAAACCCTGATATTTGTAGAGAAAGAATAACAACTATTGCAATTGCTACTCAAGATAAAAAGGTACTTGTTTTAGGATGGAAGCCTATTACAAAAGATCAAGAAAAGAAAATATACGATAATACTAAAAAACACTTAGAAAAATTTGGTGATTGGGAATTTAAGTATAAATGTTTTGATGATGAATATAATATGTTATACACATTCATTAATAGATTCTTACCAAATATGGCATTCGTAACCGGTTGGAATTTTATAGGATTTGATTGGAAATACATTTATAATCGTTGCAAAAAACTTGGAATTGATTGTGCTCAAGCAAGCCCATCTAAAAAAGTTAATCGAGATAATATACCATTACATATCGGAATGATGGATTACTTGCAAATTTATAGACAATTTGATAGAACCGTCGCAGTTAAAGAAAATAATACATTAGATTTCGTTGCAAACGCAGTATTAGGTGTAGGAAAGATTAAATATAACGGTTCATTACAAGAACTTTACGAGAATGATTACGATAAATATGTATTCTACAATGCGGTTGATGCTGCTGTGGTTACAGAAATCCATGAAAAAATTGCAACTATAAATGCGGTACTTTCCGTATCGGTTTTATGCAATATATCTATGTATAAATGTACTTCTGCAGTAAACATTACTGAAGCATTTTTATGGAAAAAGTATTATGAACGAGATATGGTAGTAGCCGATGAATTTATTAGACCTGGTGAAAAACGAGGTTATGAAGGAGCTTATGTAAAAGAACCGCAAACTGGATTCTTTAAGGGTGCTGCATGTTTTGATTTTGCTTCTCTATATCCATCGATAATGAGACAAATAAATATATCTCCTGAATCGTTCGTAAAGAAAGAATCTGATCCAGAAAAATTAGAAGAATATAGGAAAGATCCTACAAAAATAGTATCAGTTACAGGTGCAGTATACGATAATAAACCAAGTGCTATGAAAGCAATTTTAACAGAATTGTACTCTAAAAGAAAAACACACAAGAAACGACACCTAGAATTAGAAATTGAAATACAAAAATTAAAAAAAATCAAAGAATAAAATGGAGATATCAAGCAGAATTTTATCCGACATAACGGTGTATATGAAATATGCAAAGTTTAATGAAGAAAAAAATAGAAGAGAGACCTGGGAAGAAATCGTTACCAGAAACAAAGCTATGCATATAAAACATTATCCTAAATTAAAGGATGAGATTGAAAATGTTTATAAGCTAGTATATGATAAAAAAATACTTCCATCAATGAGGAGCTTACAATTTGGAGGTAAGCCTATTGAGATTTCTCCAAATAGAATTTATAACTGTGCGTATCTTCCTATAGATCACATTGATTCTTTTAGTGAAACAATGTTTTTGTTATTAGGAGGTACTGGGGTTGGATATTCAGTACAGAAACACCATGTTAATCAATTACCTACAATTCAAAAACCATATCCAAAAAGAAAACGAAGATTCTTAATTGGAGATTCTATTGAAGGATGGGCGGATGCCGTTAAAGTTTTAATGAAGTCTTATATGAATGGTGGTGGTAGTCGAGTTGTTTTTGATTATTCAGATATTCGTGCTAAAGGTGAAAGACTTGTAACATCTGGCGGTAAAGCTCCAGGACCTCAACCACTTAAGGAATGTATATTAAAAGTAACTGGTATTTTAGAAGAAAAGGAAAATGGAGATTCATTATCAACCTTAGAAGTACATGATATTATATGTCATATAGCTGATGCTGTTCTTGCTGGTGGTATTAGAAGAGCTGCTCTTATTAGTTTATTTAGCGCAGATGATAATGAAATGATTTCTTGTAAATCTGGAAATTGGTGGGAATTAAACCCTCAACGAGGTAGATCTAATAACTCTGCTTGTTTAATGAGACATAAAATCACTAAAGAATTCTTTATGGAGTTATGGAAGAGAGTCGAATTATCAGGATCTGGTGAACCTGGCATTTATCTAAATAATGATAAAGATTGGGGAACAAATCCATGTTGTGAGATTGCGTTAAGACCATATCAATTCTGTAATTTATGTGAAGTAAATGTATCTAATATAGAAGATCAAGATGATCTAAACGAAAGAGTAAAAGGCGCTGCATTTATAGGAACTCTTCAAGCAGGCTATACTGAATTTCATTATCTAAGAGAAATATGGAGAGAAACTACCGAGAAAGATGCTTTAGTTGGTGTATCAATGACTGGAATTGGTAGTGGTAAAGTTTTAGGTTACGATATGAAAAAGGCTGCAGACGTAGTTAAAAGAGAAAATTCTAGAGTTGCGAAACTAATTGGAGTAAATAAAGCAGCACGATCAACTACTGTTAAACCTGCAGGAACTACATCATTAGTTTTAGGTACATCATCTGGAATTCATGCATGGCATAATGATTATTATATTAGAAGATTACGAGTTGGTAAAAACGAATCTATGTATCATCATCTTTTAACAAATCATCCTGAACTAATAGAAGACGATTATTTTAGACCACATGATACGGCAGTAATTAGTATACCACAAAAAGCTCCTGAAGGTTCAATTATGAGAACAGAATCTCCATTTCAACTTTTAGATAGAGTTAAACAAGTTGCAACAGAATGGGTTAGACCAGGACATAGAAAAGGTTCTAATACACATAATGTTTCTGCAACGATATCATTAAGAGATAATGAATGGGATTTAGCCGGAGAATGGATGTGGGAGAATAGAAACCATTATAATGGACTTTCAGTATTACCATACAATGGCGGAACCTATGTACAAGCACCTTTTGAAGATATCACAAAATCTAAATATAACGAAATGATGAAAACGTTATCAGAAGTTAATATAGATCAAATAACAGAGGTTGATGATAACACTGCATTAAGTGAAGAATTAGCTTGTGCAGGTGGTGCATGTGAAATCACATAATTGAAACCAATTAGCTATAAGTTCATATAATAATAAAACAAATATATTATTAAATGAATTTAGAAATCACAAAAATTTACCCAGCTCCACTTACAGCAATGGTTAAAAAGCTATTGTTAATGGACAGTGCAATTTATCTTAATTTAACGGAAGATAGAATTTTTTCGAACTCATACTTACCTACAAAGGATGTGGCTAAGATAGTTACTGTCGATACTAAAGATATTATGGAATTTGAAAATTCTGATGATATTGGTACAAACATTAAAGTTTCGTTTTTCGCAGGACAGAAACTAATTGATTGTCTTAAGTATTTTGATATTCATAATCTTACTGGTACATTACATTGTTACGAAGAAGGCGACGAAAAATTTGCAGAAAAATTAGTTATTAGAGACCATTCATTAGAAATAACATTGCATTGTGCGGATGTTTCTTTAGGATTTACTACAATGTCCGATGCACAAGTAACGGCAGCATTCGGTAAAGATAACGAAGTTTATTCTTTCGGTCTTTCACAAGAAACTTTAATTAAATTAAATAACCTTATCACACTTGATAAAAATGAATTATTCAGAATTTATTCAGATGATCGAGGAATCCATGTTGCTGGTGATACATATGATATTGTAATCGATGATACACACACAGAAAAACACGAAGAAGTTACTTTATTCAAAAGCTTCTTTTCTAGAATTGCAAAGGAATCATATAACGTTTCAGTATGTCAAAATAAATTAGTTTTAGATTCGGAAGATTCTAACACAAATATCGCACTGAATTTAGCAATCAAAGCTTAATGACTGAATTACAAACTAAAATAATTGCACTAGAAAAGGAAAGTCTCCAAAACTATAATTTAGAACAAGCAATAAAGCTTTGTATTAACTCTATTTATGGTGCGTTTGCAAACGATTATTTTCATTTTAGAAGTACTGATATAGCAGAAACAGTTACGTTACAAGGTCAAGATGCTATTAAATATACAGAAAGGGCGGTTGAAAAGTATTTCAAAGAACATTGGCATAAAGATAAAAAATTACACGAAGCTTTAGGTGTAACATGTGAAGTTACTCCGTTAACATCTCATGTATGGAAATATACAGATACGGATTCAGGATATATTATCTTTGAAGAAGTTATGGAATCTTGTCAATGGGAAGGTACGGTTACAGACTTTATTCTAAAAATGAATAAATTAAGGTTATCATCGTACATTCAGATGACCTTGCAAAAATACGCAGATTCTTATAATTCCGAAAACTTCTTAGATTTTGAATTAGAAACAATTGCAAATAACGCTATTTGGGTTGCAAAAAAGAAATATGTACAAAACATTGTTTGGAAAGATGGTAAAGAATATGAACCACTTTCTTACATATCTACAAAAGGTTTAGAAATTATACAATCATCTACTCCAGCATTTTGTAGAGATAAACTTACGGATCTAGTTAAGTTCTTATTTTCTAAAGATAAATTAGATAACGATGCAATTAGTGGACTAACTCAAGTACTTAAAGATATTAAAACACAATTCAAACTAGCTGATATTGAACAAATATCTTCTAATCGTAGAATAGGTGATTATAATAAATTTATGATTAATGATACTAATGAATTTGAAATTGCTAAAGGATGTCCTATTCATGTTAGAGCTGGTGGTTACCATAATTACTTAGTAAATAATTCTAAACATAAAAATAATTATGATCTAACAAAATCTAGCGACAAGATTCGATGGTACTATGCTAAAGATCAATTTTGCGATGTGTTCGGTTATTTACCTGGAGCATATCCATATCAACTCGCTCCTAAAATTGATGTTGAGAGACAATTTGAAATGTTTATATTAGAACCATTAAACAGAATTATAATACCTTCAGGAATGCCAAGATTAAATAGAAGCTTAGCATATACACTATCACTATTCTAAAATAAATTAAAATTATGAAATACTGGATAACAACTACAACATTCGGAGATTACGAAATAATTTACGAAATTACAAACAATAAAAACAAAAATTAAATATGGCAAAAGAATTTTCATTCGACGATTTGAACAAATCTCTATCTAAACATTCTCTTTATGGAGAAACTATGGATAGGAGTACATTCTCAAAAATAGATGAATTTATTGGTACAGGAAACTACTTATTAAATGCATGCCTTTCAGGTAGTGTATTTGGAGGAGTACCTAACAATAGATCCGTTTGTTTCGCTGGTCCTTCTGGAACAGGTAAAACATTCTTATTACTTAATGTAGTAAGACAAGCACAAGCTCAAGGATATCAAATTGTATTCTACGATTCAGAGACTGCAATAGATATAGATCTAATAGAAAAATTTGGTATTGATCCTAAATTATTTAGATATGAACCTTGTAATACAATTCAAGAATTTAGAACATCTATAACTAATTTAGTTAAGATCTTAAGTGAACAAAAACGAAAAGGAGCGAAAGTTCCTAAAATTATGGTTTGCTTAGATTCCTTAGGTAATCTTGCTTCTCAAAAAGAAATTGATGATGCAATGAGTGGTAGTGAAAAAGCCGATATGACAAGAGCAAAAACTATCAAATCATTGTTTAGAATTCTCGGAACTCAATTGGCAGAATGTAAAATTCCATTTGTGTTTACTAACCATACCTACTCCGGTCAATCGTTTATCCCTATGGTTACTGCTGGTGGTGGTACTGGACCCGAATACTTCGCCTCTATTATTCTCTTTTTGAGAAAGGCACAGTTAAAGGAGGGTCAAGAAAAGGCCGGTATTGTGGTGACAGCGACTCCAAATAAAAATAGATTTGCTAAACCTACTCCTGTTAAATTTGTTATACATTTTAGTAAAGGAATGAACCGATATATGGGTCTTCAAGATTACATATCCTGGGAGAATTGTGGAATTGCAAAAGGAAACATTATTCAAGCTAAAGATATCGATAAACAAAAAATATCAGATAAAGAAAAGGATAAACTTAGGGAAACTATTTGGACATCGAAAAAGAATGGACTCGAACTTGCATTTATGGAAAAAGAAACTGCTAGAAAATATGTTGCTCGTCACCATGATGATACAATAGATATTCAACAATTGTTTTCTTCAACTGGGTTTCCTATAGAGGTTTTAACAGAATTAGATAATACTATTATTCAACCTAGCTTTTCATACGGTACAAATGAAAATATAGCCGACGAATTAGAGGCTATCGTAGAAAGCTCAGAGGATGAATAAAAATGATTTCAAAATTAAGTATGTAATAGGAACTTATAAAGATGATCCTGATTATCCATCTAAAGAAGATTTGTTTGCAATGGCAGATATGTGGTATCATATAGAAGGAGGCCATGCATTTATCCATAGTTATCGAGGTTTAGAAAACGCAGGAGAAACTATTTTTACAGAAGACTTAATTTCACACAAAGGATTACCTAAAGAAAAAACAAAACTTTTATTATCAGAATTATTAGACTCTGGTGATATATCGGTATTCAAGGAAACCAAACACACTAGATATCATATAATAAACAAAAGATAATATATGTTAGATATTGTAGAATTTGAAAAGGTATTTTACCTTTACACATTAGAGAATCCCAAATACTTTAAGACGATAAAACAACAGTTTTTCGATAATGAAGAGCTTGGTTTAATGTATAAGGTATCTTCAGTTTTCTTTGAACGATTCAAAGAATCACCTTCCCAAGACCAAATAAAATTATTAACTAGACAAAAACAATTTAAGGAAAGATTAACAGAATCGTTAGTAGATCTTGTATTTGATCAGAATATGAAATCATATGACGATGAATGGTTGATGGAAACTACAGAAGCTTGGATACTATGGAAGAACTTAGATAAAACAATTGTTGATACAATTGAATATGTAAAATCAGCTAAAGTTACACCACAGAATATAAAAGAGATTGTAAGTAAAACTAAAGGTCTTTTTGTTGAAAATAATTCTATTGTTTTTGATGAATCTTTAGGACTTAATTTCTTTGATCCAGAATCTCACAAAGTATCAAGTGAAAATAGAATAACATCAACACACAATTGGGTAGATGATCGAAGTTCTGGTGGATATTCAACCAAAACTTTAATTGTATATGCCGGTGAACAAAATATAGGAAAATCTATTTGGTTAGCTAATGATGCTGTTAAATATATTAAAGAAGGTATGGATGTTGCATTCATATCTGCAGAAATGGCTGAAGGTGATGTGGTTCAAAGAATAGGTGCAAATATGTTAAATATCCCTATGTCTAAATATGAACAATTTGCAAAGAATCCTGAAAAACTTAAAAAGAAATTATCTGCGTTATCTGGTGCTATCATACCACCAGGAAATTTATATGTAAAGGAGTTTCCAACTTCTCAGGCAACCGTTGGAGATTTAGAAAGTTACTTACGAACATTGGAAGATTCCAAAGGTATTAAATTGAAAGTAATTATAGTTGATTACATCAATATACTAGCAAATCAACGAAATCCAAATACTGAAAATACATATATGAAGATTAAGCAAATTGCAGAAGATCTTCGAGCAATGGCACAAAGAAACGAATGGATAATAATCACAGGTACTCAAATTAACAGAAGTGGTTATGATTCATCAGAAATTAACATGGGTAACATCGCTGAATCTGCAGGTTTATCTCACACTGCCGATATGATGTACGGTATTATACAAGATTCATCGATGCATTTAGAAAATGAATACTGGTTAAAGATTCTAAAAATTAGAAAAGGATCAGGTAAAAATTCAAAATGTCGTTATCTAATAAATTATGATTATATGCGACTAGAAGAAACAGATGAGATATTAAATTCACTATTATAAAACAAACATTATGAGTATATTCGAAGACGAAGAAAATCCAGACATAGAGCCTGCAAAATCACAGACTCCTGATCCACTAGATCAAACAACTGATTTACAAAAAGATAAGATATTCAATAATAATTATGAATCAACTGATATTGACACAACTCCGATAAAATTCAAAGTATCTGATGATTATCAAGGAGGAGCTTCTAATTTATCTTTTGAGGATAGATTAGAACAAGATATGGCGTTTGAGGTTATATCAGCGATTTTAGATAAAAGCAAATTCACTGCATATAATAAACCAGATTCTGAAGGAAGTTTTAAGAAATTAAATAAACTACAGATCAACGAAGTATATTCATTCACTGCAATGCAATTACCAAATTTTTCTAGAATTAAAATGTTTTCGATATTACAAGAATACTTCGATGTAAATTCTAATAAGTTCTACGATTCTCTATCAAATACATTCAAAAAGGAATTAGTTGAAGAATTAAGAGCAGACGGATATTTAGAAGATAAATTAGGCGGACCTTTATTTTAGATATGACTGAAAATAAAAACGCAAAACGAGTTTGGATCATATCCGATTCACATTTCGGAGCTAGAAATAATAGTGTAGAATGGTTAGAGCGAATGATATCGTATTTTGAAGATTTTTTCATTCCTACTGTTAAAGAACATTATAAACCAGGAGATATACTTATTCATTGTGGAGATGTTTACGATAATAGACAATCGATTAATTTATTAGTATTACATAAAACGTTATCTCTTTTCGAAAGCTTTACTAAGTTATTTGAAGATGGTGTTTATGTTATCGCAGGTAATCATGATATAATGAGAAAGAATTCTAATGATATTTGTTCTCTAGATAGTTTGAAATATATTCCTGGTGTAAATATACATAAAGAACCAATAACTCTAAAAACTAATTATGCAGATTGTTTATTAATGCCATGGAGAAAATCAGAGGCTGATGAATCTGTGGTAGTTAACGGCTCTAACGCAGATTATTTATTTTGCCACACTACAATAATGGGTGCTAAATTCGATAAGTATAGACATAGTGGTGCAGGTATTGATTCAACTGAATGCAAACAGTTTAAGAAAGTTTATACTGGACATATTCATACATCACAAGATTATAAGAATATATGTTATGTAGGTAATCCTTACCAAATGACTCGATCAGATACTAACAATATGAAAGGATTTAGATGCTTAGATTTAGAATCAGGAAAAGAACTATTTTTTGAAAATACATACTCACCAAAGTTCGTAAAAATATACGTAAATAAAGCATTAGAAAATACTACTGAGGATATAGTTAAAGTATCTAATAATAACTTTGTTGATGTGTATGTGCCTAATGATTATTTAATGAAATATCAGGTAACTCCTTTAATAGACGAAATTAGTAAAGTATCAAAACGATTGGATGTTATTCCATTTGAATTAGACGAAGAATCTAATATGCAAGAATATGATATTGATTACGATAAAACTTTAGATACCTATAATTTATGTGAAAAATTTGTAGGTGGTATGAGTTTAGATGATGGAACAAAAAAGAAGGTGCTAAAAAAACTTAAACAAGCTTATTTAGAAGCGTTAAAATAATATGAGAATACAAAGTATAGAATGGAAAAATTTTAATGGCTATGGTAACATAGCACAACATATAGATTTTTCTAAAGATGGACAACTATATTTATTAGTTGGACAAAACGGAGCTGGTAAGAGTACAATTGCAGAAGTAATCACATACGGCTTATATGGTAAAGTTGAAGGTAAACGTTTAGGCGACTTAGCTAATAGAATAAACAAGGGTATGGAAGTTGTTATCAATGTAAAATGTAAAGGAAAAGACGTTACATTAAAACGTGGTATTGGCCCAAATTATTTTGAAGCATTTATTGACGGAAAACAATATGATCAAGCTGGTAATAAAAATGTTCAAGAGTATTTAGAAACAGAATTATATGATATACCATATCAAGTCTTTAAGAATATAATTATATTATCTGTTAATGATTTCAAATCGTTTTTAACAATGAACAGTCATGATAAACGAAATATCGTTGATAGATTATTCGGATTCACAGTTATCAATCATATGCGAGAATCAATACGAGAAAATCGTAGAGAAGTTAAACAACACATAAGAACTTTATACGATGAGCTTAATATATTAGATGATACTGTTATTTCTATCAACGAAAAGATAGATTTATTAAAGAAGGAAAAGAAAGTAGATCAGAAAAAACTGATAAAAGAATATGAAGAAAAACTTACTCAGGTAAGATCAAAACATATAGAAACGTCAGAGAAATTGAAAAACCTCAATAATAAATATATCGAATTCGAAAACATCGTTCAAGAGAAGTCACCGCTTGAATCAAATTTAGTCACTAATTTGAAAGATACTAAACGTCGCTTAGATTTGTTTGAAAAAGACTGTTGTCCTACATGTGGAGGCATTTTCGATATGGCTGGTGAACATGGCCATATTAAAGAAAATTTAATCAAAGGCGCTAAAGACGATAAAAAGATTCTATTAAGCGTTCGAGAAGAAATCAAATCAGCTAGAACGAATCTAAATAAATGTGATGGTTATGTTAGAACATGTAAAGATTCTATAACTAGATTAGAAACATTAATTGGTCAATATCAATTTGAGTTAGATGGTATAATATCTAAATCAGAAAAGAAAGACTTTCAATACTTAAAACAACTCATTTCAGAAAATACTACAACAACAAAATCTAAATCAAAGGAAAAATATAAAGAAGAAAATAACGATAAATTCCTAGAAGTAGTTGAAACGATATTAGGAGAAGATGGTGTAAAAAACTTAGCATTAAAAACTATACTGCCTCCATTAAACGCATCAATAGACTCTATGGTTAAACAAATGCACATACCACATAGAATTAGATTTGATGAAAAGTTTAATTGTAAAGTTACTGCACTTGGAGAGGAAATCAACCCTAAAACAATGAGTACAGGTGAACGCAAAAAAACAGACTTTATTATTATCATTGCAATGATCAAATTGTTAAAGGTTAGATATCCAAGTATTAACCTTCTTTTCTTAGATGAAATTTTCTCATCAATCGATGGAGCTGGGATACATGAAATAATTGCAATTCTTAAAGAAACTATTAACGATACAAAATTAAATACATGGGTAATTAATCATTCTGAATTACCAGTTAATTTATTTGATATCAAAGCAGAAGCCTATAAAGAAGGCGGATTCTCCAAATTATCTTTGGAGACGATATCTTAATGGATATATAAAAAAACTACAAATTATAGATGGCTCAATTATATGACTTAGAATTTAATAAAAACGATGTTGTCTTACGGAATATCTTAGTTGGTGTATTAGCTACATTAAACAACAGGATGTACTGGTATAATCAAATTTCTCAAACGGAAAAGAAGAAAATCAACGTACCTTTTTATTTTAGCACTACCGGTGATGAACGATTCTTAATGGATTCTTTTATGAACGATGTTGCATACGAAGATCCGACATTACCGAGTGGTAAAGCTGAAGGACCTTATAATAAAATACCTAGAGGAATTATACAATTAGATGGAATCAATATAGACGCAGGTTCTATGACTAATAAATTTGTAAGAGCCTTTTATCAAAGAGTTCAAGCAGATGGAACATTAAAAACATTAAATTCTGAAGTATTTATGATACCATTAAAACTTCCATTTTCGTGTGAAATTTATGTGGATTCTAATTTAGATATATTTAAGGCTATTCAGAGAGTTATTGAAATTTTCTATAAACATCAGGTTTTTCAAGTAGATATAGACGGAACTAGAATACCAGCAATGGCAAGCTTACCAGAAGATTACGAAAAGGAAAGACCATTAGAATATACTTTTAGCGATAAAAAAACATGGAAAGTTTCGTTTGCTATAGAAGTAAACACATTTATGCCTATATTCAAAAATGAAGAAAATGGATTTACTGGTGCTGCTAATACAGAAATGGATGCATCTAATATAGTTCAAGCATGGAATTTGAGTACAAATGTAACAGGAAGTACACAGGGCATAAAAAATACTCTTGCAACAAGTCCTTATATTGGAGAAGATGCTTGGCCAATCAATCCACCTGGTGGATCTAATCCACTTCATCCAACTGGTGGATCGCATTCTAAGAACCCTTAATAAAATAGTATGCAAACAATAGATAAATATATAAACAAAATAAAACTACAGAAAAATGGCTAAAATTAAAAGCTTTGATGAGTTTGTAAACGAGAACTTGGTACTCCAAGGTAATTATAGATATTTCGGACCTGGTTCACTAGACCCGATAATTCAACAATTACTAGGTGAAGGTAAAAATGTATCAATTATACGTTCATATTTAACATCAATAGGTGTTGATGCTCAGCGAATAAATAAAGCAATGGCAAAATTCGAAATGGAATTAGCTATCGGCGAAAAGAAAGTAAATGAAAAATCAGTTAATGAAGGTCCTGATTATGATGAAGCAAAATATCAAATGGATAAAATCTTCGGAGATGATCAAGAATCTATTGAGAAGTTTCAAGATATCGAAGATAACGGAAACGTTAAAGATATGATCGAGTATATAAATGGATATGGAGATGAGGATAGATTAGCTGACTATGGCATAAAAACTAATGCTCATGTTAAAGGTTTTGCTAAACGTATAATGGAAAGCAAACCAGTTACTGAAGGTAAGGTTTGGACATTAGTATCTAGCGGAAATGGTTTCTATGGAGGAAGTGGAACGAGTAGAACTGAAACTACACATGACTTAAAACTTGCTATGAAATTTAAGAACATAAAACAAGCTACAAAGGTTTCTAAAGAACTTGCTAAGGAAGGTTTTCCTAATATGGTTCATGTAATGAATGAATCAGAAGTAAATGAAGGAATTGTTAAAAAAGACAAAGATAAAGAATCTGCGGCTAAAGGCGGTGCCGATGTTTATGTTGATGGAAACGATGTTGATTTTGTAGAAGCATTCCAATATAAAGAATGGAATAAAAAAGAAAAGGATTTAGATCCTACAAATGCTAATAAATATAAAGCTGGTTCAAACGACATAGTTTTTGCTGTAAGCAATATAGATAATGGCGATATAACTTTTTATCCTGGTAATGCACTAGAAGTTGTAGAATCTAAAAAAGTAAAATCTACTTTTGAAGAAAATGCTACTAAACTTCTAAAGGATATAAACGAAGAAGAAGAGCCTAAAAAAGCTGCATTTGAAGAAGTTGCTGATAAATTCTTAAAAACTCTTAATGAAGATGATGATGAAAAGGTTGAAGAGAAATTAAATAAAAAAACTCTTCAAGTTGAAGCTGACGGAGAAGATATCGATGATATGATCGACGATTTAGTTGATGGCGATGAAGATGAAACTCAAGGACCTGACGATGATGCACCTGATGATTCTCCAGAAGAAAAAATTAAAGATGGTGAATCTCCAGCTGATGCAGTTGAAGGTGACGAAGATGATAATGCATCACCAAGCGATAAACTTCAAAATGCTGCTAAGGAATTAGCTAAAGATTCTAAAAAATTAGAGAAGATTAAAAAACTTTTAGGAGAGGCTAACGAACTTATTGAAGCAGATACTATAGAATTGGATGACGACGGAGAAGAGGTTGAAGATGCTGAAAATATGGAAGTTGCTGATAACGGTGATGAGGTTGAGGTGATGAAGATGAAAAAAGGACCTAAACTAACTAAAGAATCTGATGAATGGAGCGACGATGTAAAAACTAAATGGACTCCACCTGCAGGATTATTTACAGAACCAGCTACTAAGATCGCAACCGTTTTAGCTGATGCAAGTAAAGATTTAGACCAAGCAATGTCGAGAATAGATTTCTATATAAACAGAGCTGGTAAATTACTTAAACCTAAGGATAAACAAAACTTAGAAGCAGTTAAACCTTTATTGAGAAAAAAGTTCGCTTAATCAAAATAGGGTTGAAGATATATAATAAATAATAATAAAAAAAACTATTCAAAAAATGTCAAAAGCGATTAAAGATCTAGATTTGAGATCAAGACTAGAAAACCTTTACGGATCATTAAGTGATGCAAATGGTTCTTCTAAAGCTATTGTTGAAAAATATATAGGACAGATTGATCTTGCAAGTGATTACTTCATAATGAGAGATATTTGTTTTGAAATGAAACAATACGATTGGATTCCTAGTGTAGATGCATTTATTAATGAAACCGTTACTTATGTACGAGAAAATGCGGTCTCTATTGGTGTTTCTAATACTTTAGAAAATCTAAGAAAAGATAAAAATCATCGTTCTTATATAGGAGCGATAAACACTCTAGAAGAATTAAAGGATTTAAGTGAATCCGATCTTCAAAAGAGATTACCAAACAAAATGAGAACTCATGCATGGGTTCCAGGTATTAAAGAATTAGTTTCTGAAACAGAAGCTCTTTTAGGAAACAACGATACCAGTGATAAACGATTTACTCACAAATCTCCAATTTCTCCTATCATGGAATGCGAACAAGGTAACACATTATTTTGTGTAGGAAATAGAGTTTATTCAATGAATGAAGCTGAGGAATTAAGATTAGCTAGCAGAGATGAAGTTAGTGATAAATTCTTAAGTCTAGTTGGTTTATCAGAAAACTTTACTGCAACAGAAAATGGATTACGTTTAACAACACATAATAAAATTGTAGACTTAATCATTTCTGAATCTGAAGGTGTGAAATCAATTTCAGTAGAATTAGACGGAGCTAAAATAAATGAAAATCATTTATCAGCGGCTTTAATGTCAAGTGGAAAATTTAGAACAGATGAATATAGTTCAATACGAGTTTTAGAACATGCAGTATCTGAATATAAAAACTTATATGAATTAGATTTTGTAGATACAATTACTTCTAATGTCTATGAAGGCGTTCAAGTAAATGTTATCAAAACCGATAATGGAGTTTATATCAACAAGATAAATTCACACATGAACGAAAATACATTAATCAAACCAGATTCTACAAGAGATGCAATTAATTTAGTTTCTGAATTCGTTGATTATGATATTACTAATAGCGTACAAGATTTACTTGAGGCTGAGAAAACTGAAGATGAAGCTAAAGAGCAACAAGAAACTGATGTTTATGAAAGAATCGATCATATTAAAAATGAAATTTCTAAATTATCTTCTTTAGATATGGAAGATATGCAAGAAATTAAAGAAGCTAAAAAACTTCTTAACGATGCATTACTTAAAGAACAAGATAGATTAAACACAATGTTCAAATCTAAAAACGTTGTAATGCACGAAGATTCTTCTGATGGTGATTATGTACCTGGTGAAATAAAAATTAAAGTTGATACTTTTGGTCCTGGAACTAAAGTACAGGTTTCTGCTGGACAATATGCTGAAAGAGGCGCTAAAGATTCTATAGCAATTATTTTACCAGATAATAAAATGGAAAACATTCAAAAGAAATATCTTTCTGTTGAAATCTAAGAATTGAATATAAATTTTAGATATAATATAAATAGAATCGAGGTCTCTGGCCTCGATTTTGTTGTTTCTGGCTAAGGAATGAAACAATTCTTTTGGATCTGCATATAATATATAACTAATAAAAACATCGGACCACATGGCAAAAGTATATTTAAGAAACAAAGATTTATTAGCAGAAATAATCTTATCAAAAGAACAAGGCAAATTAACACCAGAAGGCGTTAGGATGTTAGTTTTATTATCGGAAAGAGCAATACGACGATTGCAATATAGAAACCCAGATGATCGAGATGATTGTTTAGCATTTGCACAGTTAGATCTATTTAAGTATTGGGATCGTTTCAAACCTGAAAAATCCACAAATGCATTTGCATATTTTACACAAATTGCAAAAAAAGGATATGCAAAAGGATGGAATAAATTATATCCAAAAAAATACTCAAATACCATTAGATTATCAGGATCCAGCGATGATGGTGGTATTTATTCTCTATAATCTGCTTGATGGATATTAAAAACAATAAACCTAAAAAGAACTCAGGATTTAGTCAAGGCTATTTTCCTTTGAATGAATGTAAAAAATATGTCGGTAAAGGACCTATTATTTATAGATCTTCATGGGAAAGAAAGTTTTGTATGTATTGTGAATCAAATCCATCCGTTATGCATTGGTCATCGGAACCTTGTAAAATTGAGTATATAAATTCTTTAGATGGTAGAAAACATAATTACTTTCCTGATTATTATATGAAATTGGATAGCGGTAAAGAATATCTTATAGAAGTTAAGCCATCTGCTCAATTAAAAAAACCAACCCATCCTAAAAGAAAAACTACTAAAGCAGTTAAAAATTATAAGTATGCATATGAAATGTATGTAACAAATATGTGTAAAGCTTCTTACGCAGAAGAGTATTGTAGAAAACGAGGATGGCAATATAAGATAGTAACCGAAGCATTTTTCAAAACACTTTAAGATATGGCAGATAATTACGTCGGAAGAGCTTTTGCAGAATTACCAGAACTAAGTGAAATCAACAGAGATTTCGAAGGGTATGTTAATAATTGGGAAAAGAAATATGGTGGTGGTAAACAAGCTGAGCAATATGCATTAACGTGGTTTGAAGAGGCATTAGCTGATAAAGATGAAACTGCTGTAGAAGAATTTTCAGATAGAGAATTAACATGGGGTAAAATGTTTCATTTCGAATATGATCCTGTTACTGCAGATCGATTAGCGTATTGGGACAAATCTCCTATGGTTATTTCATTAGGACGTCACCCAAATGGAAACATATTAGGAATGAACATAAATTTCTTACCAAAGACCGTTAGATACTGGATGGTAGGTAAGGTGTTTCAGGTATATGAAGGTATGATTATTGCTGCAGCTGCAGGAAAGAATTATAGAAGAGCAACTGCACAACAACAAGTACAAATCGATTATGAGACAATTAAAAGATGGTTGGGTAAATTTGGTTTAGACTTTTGTGTGAGACAATATCACATAAATAAAATGAGTAAATTAGCAGTAATTTGCTATGAAGATTGGGTTAGAGCCGTTATGATAAATTGGAATGACTTTCATCCTATACAAGAAAATGAATTAAAACGTCTTTACGATGAATACTTACAAAAGGTTAGAAAACCAAAGAAAAAACGTTAAGATATATAAACTAATAAAAATAAAAATGAAATGGCTGGATTTGTAGAAAGAGGCGATTCAAACGCAGGTAACCGATTTGTTGCTTCAGGTGCGTTAAAACAATTAAGTTCGTTTGGAATGAAGTACGATGATATGGTACTTCGAAATTCTCAAGCGGTTGGTATAGTTGAAGATCAATTTGGTTGGACTTACGATCCAAGAGGGTTAGTTGGTGGAGATTATGATGATTATGCATTATTTGCTAACTTAGCATTATCTGATATAGCACTTAAAAAATCAATATCAGTATTTGATAAATCATATCCTAAGAAACGAGAAGAACTTCGTAGATTTGCGGTACAAGATGAAATTGAAGAAATTCTAGATACTTTGTGTGATGAATGTATTGTATATGATGATAAAAACTATTTTGCAGATCCTTTATTATTTGATGATGATTTATTAGCAAACGATAAAGTAGATGAAATTAGAGGAGCTATTTCTATAAACTTCAAACGAATTTATCAGTACTTTGGTTTTAATAATGATATCACAGCATGGTCATACTTTAGAAAATTTTTAGTTGATGGATATCTTGCGTTTGAGATTATATTTGATAATGAACAAAGAAACATTATCGGTTTCAAAGAATTAGATCCAATTTCTTTAGAACCTGGAATTGATGATCAAGGAAAACGAGTATGGAAACAATTCAAAGATATTCCAGCAAAAGCTAGAACCTTATATGATTCACAAATTATATACCTATCGTATGCAAACTTAAATTCGCCAACTAGAATTTCTTATGTTGAACGTCTTATTAGATCTTTTAATCTTCTTAGAATTATGGAACATTCTAGAATTATATGGTCGGTGGTTAATTCATCATTCAAAACTAAATTTATTATACCTGTAGGTGGTAAGTCAAAAACAAGAGCAAAACAATCTCTTGGTGTTCTTATGCAAAACTATCGAGAACAAGTTGACTTTAACTTTGATTCTGGAGAATTAAAAACTAATGGACGTCCGATGATGCCATTTAATAAAGAATATTGGTTACCTGAAGGTGATGCTGGTTCTCCACAAATAGAAACAATTGGTGGAGATGGACCAGATTTATCAGATACAGATTCTCTAAATTACTTCAAAGAAAATTTACGTAGAGTATCTAAAATACCTATGAATAGATTCGATGTTGAAAATCCTCCATCATGGGAAATCAATGCAGAAGGAATGACTAGAGATGAAATCAAATTTGGTAGATTCATTAATAGACTTAGATCTGTATTTCAAGAAATCATAGTAAAACCACTATGGATTCAAATGACTTTAGATTATCCAGATCTTATGAATGATGATTCATTCAAAGCTCAAGTCGGTGTTAAATTTAATAAATATAACATCTTCGAGGAAATGAAGGAAATGGAATTATTGCAGAAACGAATTGACTTTGTAACTGCAATGAAAGATGGACTTGTCGATTACGATCCTAATGGAAATGAAATTAAATACTTCTCTTCCGAATGGTTAATTCGACGATTTATGGGACTTAACGAAGAAGAAATCAAGTCAAATGATCTTATGAAGAAAAAGGAACAAGATCATTTAGATCAGATGGCCGACGAAGAAATGTAATTTCAATAGAATCCCAAAGATATATAATTAAAATAATACAAAAATAAAATAATCTTTCAAAATGAATGAAGCAAATTTATTAGTACTGGAAAGATCTACCTGTGTACTAGAAGCAAACGGAACTGGTGACGACAAGTACGTTTTAGAAGGAACTTTTTCAGAGATCGGAAAGAAGAATAAGAATAATCGTATTTACGATGAGAAAGAACTTATTCCTCATATCGACGAGTTACAGGAAAAAATCAAAAGCGGAAAGCTATTAGGGGAATTAGATCACCCGAAACAATTTGACATATCGTTAAAGAACGTATCCCATGTTATAGAAGAAATCAAATACGATAAAGCTAATAAAAAAGTTACTGGAAAGATTCGATTATTAGATACTGATGCTGGAAAGCAAGCTAAGGCTTTAGTTGATGGAGGTATCCCTATTCACATATCTAGCAGAGCTGCTGGTGTTGTAGAAAGCAACGGTCATGTAAAAATTAAGAAACT